CTAGCTGCGTTGATGATGTCCTTTGGCAGAGCGATGAGTTTCTTCCTCTCGCCCTGCAGAGTCGTCTTTATGAGGCCGTGGAACTCCTTGGGGATGGACGCCTTGGTCATGGACCAGAACTCGTGCATCGTGAAGTTCTGAGCCCATTTGCTCTTGTCGGCACTGAGGTTGATGACCATCCTCTTCCCCTTGATTCTCCTCGACGCGTCTCTGTCAAGGTCCTCACAGAAGTTGCTCCGGCTCTCAGGTCCAGTCAGCTTTTCCGACGGGTGGAGTGTCGCGACGGCTCGGAAGATGTCAGAGCAAATCCTCACCATGCAGCGGCCAACGAAGGTGAGCACATAGATCTCTCTTACTCCTCCGAGCTGGTTCTTCTTGAAAAAGCTCACCTGAAGGCTCCCTCCCTGATCCATGAATCGTGTTTTGAGCCACTCAAGGTTTCCCACCAGCTTGGGGTCATTCATGGGGACGGGGCCGATCCCATTCATTTCGTTCCACAAGAACTCAAAGACCTTGCGCCTTCCTGAGAACTTCATGTCTTCTTTCGACACGCTCACGTCAATGAAAGGGACTGTGGACGACTTCGTGGAGCACAAGTCGGACAGGCTCGTTTCAGCGAGAAACCTCAAGATGTGCTCAGAGAGACCATCTCCGTCCAGTGGGTTCACGCGGCGAATTGTTTCGAGCATCAGCTCGCAGCCCTTGGTCACGGATGGCTCATGGTGTTGGAAAGGCCTCATCTTTTCGGGCTCAGCTGTCCCTCTGACCGTGCAGTAGTCCTTGGGTCTGTCTTCCCCAACGCACTGCTTGAACAGTTCGGCAACAGATAGCATTTTGTCCACCACCTTCATCTTTTGCTGCATGTATGAGGAGCCGTCAGATTCGTGAAGGCAGCCCGCATAACAAGAGAGGAGCATCTCTTCCATGTTTGTTATGTCGAAGCCCAGGACGCTCCTCACTTTCTCATAGACGCTCTTGGGCCTCGTATTCTCCACGGGCTCTTCATCTAGTCCAGTCCTGGGAAATGAGTCGCCTAGGTTCACGTGAGTGTAGTGCAGACGCTTGAAAAGGAACAGATGCACAGGGGACCTCATGACTTCAGGGAATTTTGATGCCACTGCGGAAGCGAGGAGTGCGCTCTGAGAGTCTCCAGAGAAGAGCTTCATGTAATAGTACCTCAGTGACAGCAAGAACTCGGATGTCTCGTTCCTGTTCTCCACCTGGATCAGGCAGAGCAATTTGAAAGTGCTGTGGATGTCCTGTCCAGACAGAGAGTCATAGCACAGCCC